GGCATTCTATAACCAAAGTCTATTGAGCAAAAAGTTGGATAATTCGGATTATAGGGAAATTCACCCATGTCAAGATTCCTATCAAAAGGATAAACTCTACCTTCAAACGAAGTAAACATTGCACCATATTCCTGCTCATACAACTCCTTCGACATATTTCTTTTACGCTCAATTAAAAAAGGGTCTTGTTTGCCATCAGGGAAGACTACATTATTATCCCATGTTGGTGCTTGATGAGATTCCCATAAATCATCTGCTTTTCCAAGTAGGAACAAGTCGTAAATCCAATTAAACCCCTCAGGCGTTGTTATAAATATACCTTTACCCCTTCTATCTGATAAGGTTGGAGAAAGATACATATCCCATATCTTTCTTTTCATTTTAGCAACCTCATCCATTATAAGCAAGTCCAACCCTTCACCAACAAGAGAATCAGGGTTATCAGCAGACTTTGCTTCTACAGTAGTTCCCCACTTAAACTTTATAAATCTTTCTTTCTCAGAAGCTCTTTCAATGTCATTAGCTTTACCAATAACCATCTTCTTCCAAACTTCTCTAAACATTAAGTCAGCTTTATCGTAGGATAGCCCAACTAACCATATCTTTTTATTTGGTTGAGAAGCATAGTAAGTAGCTTCCATTGCAGATGCAGTTGTTTTGCCAAATCGTCTTCCACATACCATCACAAAGAATTGTGCTGTTTCCTTATCAGGGAAATGGAGTTTCCTTTGACCTAAATGAGGTTTATACCCCATGTAGTCAAACCATCGTTCTTTATATTGTGTTTGATTATCCATTAATACTTGCATCTTACAAGTAAGTTAATTTAAGTTATCGCATCTGTATTATGCAACATATTGTATGATACAATTTTTCAATAACAACATATAGGGGGACAGAATGTCCGAAGAAAAAACTGTAGCTACCGAAACAGTAAGTGAGGAAACTACACAAGAGGCAACTACGGATTCGACTGACGTAGGTGCATTAATTGCAGAAAGCAAAAAGTATCGTAAAAGGTCGCAGGATGCTGAGGCAGAGCGTGATGCCCTCAAATCTCAATTAGCAAAGGCTGAAGAGGCTAAGCTAAAAGAGAAAGAGGATTTCAAAACATTGTACGAAAAAACAGCAAGTGAAATGGAAACATATAAAGCACAGGCTGATAAATGGACAAGTTACGAGGCTAAAAAGCGTGAAGCCCTTTTAAATAGCGTTCCTGAAGATGAAAGAGAATCTTTGGTAGACTTACCATTTGAAACTCTTGAATATGTAACTAATAAAATTAATAACATGAAGCCAAATGCTCCTGAAGTTGTTGGAAACCCACGAGAAACATCAAAGCCAATCGGTAATTGGGCTGAGATGGATGCTGAGGAAAGAAGACAGAATTGGGGAAGTATTGTTAAAGGCTTTAATAAATCATAAAAGGATAAAAAATGGCAAATAATATTACAGGTGTAGGAACAGCCAATGTCGATGCAGATGCTTTTGTACCTGAGCTGTGGTCAGCAGGCGTTGAAAACTACATAAAAAAGAAATTCGTTTTAGCAAACCTAGTTAATGATGTTAGCTTTATGGTTGCATCTGCAGGAGATAAAATCAATATCCCTCGTGTAACAGAGAATACTGCAACAACTACTACAATCTCATCTTTTACAGAAGGGACTGCAGCAGTAGGATATACAAGCCCTAACGATTCAACAGGCACATTGACAGTAGACCAAATGGCTTACTATGCAAGAATATATCCTGATATTGTAGAAATACAAGCTAATCCTGACTTATTAAATCTTCATGCAGAAGCTATGGGTTTTGCTATAGGCAAAGCTATTGATTCTCATATAGCTTCATTGCTAACAACATATAGCTCTGACTTTACAGAACATTCTTTAGCTGCTGATAACGCATTAACTGCTGCTGAACTTCAGTTGGTTGTTAAATCTTTATATACAGCAGGTATCGACCCTAATGATGGCTATGTAATGGTTGTTGGTGCTGAATTAATTTCAGATTTAATGGGTATAGACCAATTTACAAGTGCTGATTATGTTAAAGACCAATATGTTTGGAAAAATGGTCTTTTAGGTTCAATTATGGGTATGCCTGTATATGCGACTAACTCTATAGCAGCTTCTGATGGAACTGCTGATCATGTTGTTGGTTGTATTTACAAACCAAGTAATATCTTTTTAGCTTACTCTCAAAAGCCAAAAATGGTATCACAATACTCAGTAGACTTTCTTGGTCATAAAGTTGCAGCTCACGCTTATTATGGCTCTGCTGTTGCTGTACCTAAAGGTCTTGTTCAAATTACCAATCCATAGGATAGGTAGATAAAGTATATAGGGGGGGGACATTCTCCCCTCTATATGATTGTTATTAAAGAATTAAGAAAATTTAAAGAGTCGGATAGGGTTTTAGTTTTAGGGCATAACGCTCTCGACTATAAAAGTGTTTTAAAATACCCCTTTCCATATAAGACAGGAAGGGGATTTCATCCACCTGCACCGACAAGTTTGCTTTTTGATAATTGGCAGGATTTTGATGGGGATTTAATTACTTGTCATTTCCAAAACTATAATTCAAAATTTGTAGTAGCCTCTGAACACTCTCCAAGATTTCATGCAAGTAAAGGCATAAAAGTTTCTAATTGCCCTGCGTATGATAAAGAGTCAAAAGAGGCATATAAAGGGATGATGGAGATTGGTCTTAATCCTAATGACTTTAATTACTTTAACATTTCAAAGATATTTAGCTATAAAGACTTTACATTAAACCTTTATTCAGGACACCTTGCGTTAATTTTTGCTTGTGATATGGGCTATAAAGAGGTCTATACAGCAGGGATTGATGGTAATGTAATAGGCTATGAGGGTGGCTTTTCTTATAAAAGAAAGCATATTAAAGCCTTAAAGCAGTTTGTAAGAAAAGGTAAAGGGAAAAAGGTTGGAATCTTTAATCATAAAAAGCCAACAACAATGGCTGAATGGAGCGAATGGAAAATATATAGCAGCTTTGGAGAAAGGGTCAAGCCTTTGATTGAGTATTGTAGTGAAAAATACCCTAATTCAAAGATTTACAAATCTCACAAGCTATCCCTTATGCCTGTTGAAATCAAGAATCCAATGGAGAATTATGAAAGACTTATTAGAAGATATTAAAAAGCACGAGGGATTCGTTGAACACGTTTATGACGACTCTCTTGGTATTCCTACTATAGGATATGGCTTTGCAATAAAAGATTTAACTTTAGATGAGGACATCGCAGAAGAAATCCTTATCAGAAAATTAGAAAAATTAAAGCGTAACGCTATTGCTCGTTTCAAGTGGCTCGAAGATATGCCTGTAGAAGTGCAAGAGGTAATCCTTAATATGTGCTATCAGCTTGGCGTTACAGGAACTTCAAAATTTAGAAAAGCAATATCAGCATTACAGGAAGGCGATTGGGAAGAAGCTGCCAATGAAATGCTTGATAGCTTATGGGCAAGACAAACGCCCAACAGAGCAAAAGAATTATCAGATACAATAAGGAATCAGGTTGAAAAAATCGGCTCTTAAAAGAGCAGTAGTAACTCCTGATAAGCATTTCCCCTATGCAGATATGCCTGCCATTAATGTTGTATGTAAGGCAATAGAATTAGTAAAGCCTGACATCTACATTGACTTAGGTGATACAGGGGAGTGGGAAAACTTCTCACATTGGAAGTGGAAGCGTAAGCGTAAACCTCCTCTTGAAATGCTTATACCACAGCTTGAAACAGATGTTATAGACGTGAATGACGGAATGGACATCATTGATGAATCTCTTGATAAGGTTGGATGCGAAGAAAAACATTTCTGTGAAGGCAACCATGAGTTATGGCTGCAAATGTTTGTTGAAGAACACCCATATGTGTCACAATATGCTACCGAAAATGCCCTAAAGCTTAAAGAGCGAGGGTATAAGTTCCATCCTTGTGGAAAGCTTCTTAAAATAGGTAAAATGAACTTCTATCATGGGCATCATTATGGTGGTCAATACCATGCTGCTAATCATCTTCGTAAATTAGGTGGCAATGTAATGTATGGACATTGGCATGATGTTCAGTATATGACAGCTACCCACATGGATGGAGCAAAAGGTGCATGGAGCATTGGGTGCTTAAAGGATATGAGTGCTGATAAGAATGCTTGGCTTGGGAATCGTAAGATTAATTGGGGTCATGCTTTTGCAATAGTTGATTTTTACGACAAAGGTAGATTTACTGTAGATGTAGTCCAAATAATAGATGGTAAAGCAACTGTTTGGGGTGAATTAATAGATGGGAACAAATAGATGGAGTTTATTGATATAGTAGAGAAGCTTGGAGTCCCTGTTACTGTTGCAGGTGCATCTATGTGGTTTATTTGGAAGCAAACTCAATTCATACAAAAGTTCTTTATGGATGACTTGCAAGAATCACAAAATAGATTGGAAGCAATTATCGTAACTTTGATTAGCCAACAAAAAGAATTGCAGATAGATATTAAAGAAAGCTTAGCTGATATGCGTTCTTCCTATGAATCTTTAGTAGAAATTGTCAAAGCCTTGTCAGGCAATGGATTAAAGAAAAGGGTTAAAAATGACTGATATGCTTAGAAGCCATCCACAAATAGGTATGGCAAGTTCATTTGGAAGTGCTTTTTTAGGTTGGGTTGATATTATGACCCCTGTAGCAACATTTGTTTCTATATGTATAGGTATCGGCATTGGACTGATTACATTGGCATTAAAATATAAAGAGTGGAGGTCTAAGTAATGCTTCCTGTTGTTTTAAGATTACTGACACCATCTGTGGTTAAAGGCATAATGGATTATGTCTTTAAAAAGAACGATTTAGATTATAAGATGGAAAAGTTAATAGAAAGAGTAGAAGAATTAGAAACAAAAACTAAATCTTTAAAGGAGAAAAAGTGAATAAATTGACAGGTTTTTTAAAAGGGTTTGCTATTGATTATGTGATTGGTTACATGAAAGACAATAAGCCTTTATTAATTGAAAAAGCTAATAAGAAGTTAAATGTACCTATCTTAAATGAAAAGCAGGAAGCAGAACTTCTTGAGGCTTGTTTTGATATAAGCATGAATATGGTAGAGGGTATAAAAGACAAGTAATGTCTAAAGCGTTGCATATAGATAAAGCAGTTGATTCCAATCTAAAACCTGTAAAGGATTCAGATGGCTCATTGACTGCTTTAGAAATATCTACTGATAAAGTCAGAACTAAATCTTTAGATGTAATAGGTGATGTTAATGTAGTGGGTGAAGTTAAAGCCTCATCACAAAAGTTAATTAGCGTAATAAATACAGGTTTCTATGGAAACTCATCAAAGATGTATATACCATTGAATGGTTATGTTTTTGAAAAAACTGCTACATCTTCAAATAATGAGTTTGTTGCTATGCCTGCTCCATATAGTGGCAAAGTGCTAAAGGTTATTGCAAGGAGTGAAGCAGCTTGTGGCAGTACAGTAGTAGGTTTCCATAAATCAACAGAAGGAACAGAAGTTCCAAATACAACTGCTACTTCTGAGGTTACTGTTAGTATGACTAATGATGATACTACATTCACATTTGATTTTACAAATTTAGATAACACTTTTGGCTCAGGGGATATAATGGCATTTTCATTTGACCCTACAAATAGTAGCTTTGATACTAATGTAGTGGTTGTTTTAGAATATGAGGTAATATGAGTTTTACAGGCAAGACAAAAGCAAGTACATATAAAGATATCTTGCAAATAGATAATAGTAATAATGGTATTGATGCTACTACAAGAATTGTTAAGGATGGTGAAGGTACAGAAAGTGCTTTACATCTTTCTGATGACCAAGTTGCAATAACTCCAAAAGATTCTGATGGAAATTCCATATTAAAAGTAACAAATAAAGCAGGAAGTTCAATATTAACAGTTGATTCTACTAATAGTTTAGTTAAAGCAAACGATACTTCTGTAAATACCCAAATTAAAATATTTGGCTTAGATTCTAATTCTGCATCCCCTGATACTGCTGATACTTGGCATGCACTTGTATCAACTTACAATTTATCAACATCAAATGAGTTGGAAATGGGAACAGGCTCAACCCCTGCAACAAGTTTAACTATATCTAATACTGCATATTTAGCTATAAAGCATTATTGGTATGTACCTTTTAATATTACAATAGATTCTTGTAATGTGTGGGCAGCAGCAGATGCAGCAAGTGGTGATACATTTAAGTTCTCAGTAATGTCTTATACTGTAGATAGTGGAAATGGAAGTACAAGTGGGGATTTATCATCAGGTGTAGAAAATTGTGTTTCACCTTCTACAATAGCAGGTGCAGGTAGAGAACAGGCTTATTATCAAGCCTTAACAGTATCTACTGCTGATGTAGATGCAGGAAAAGTAATTATGGCTTGTGTTCATCAAGATGGCACAAACGCAGATTTAACAGTTAATATGCAATTAGTATATCATATAAGATAGGAATAAAATTATGGCAAGATTTACAACAAATTTAACAGTAACAACTCCTAATGAAACAGTTAGTGCAGTTAAGGCAGGTGATTATGATGTTGCATTAAAATTAAATGCAGAGGTAGATAGCAGCGATACACCTATAACCTTAGTATCAGCATCTGCTACAGCAGGGCAAAACACATTAAGAGGTTGCAAGGCTCTTTTAATGAGAAATTCAGGACAAGTTGGTGTAGAGATAGTGTTTAAAGCTGAGGAATGGGCAGATGCCTCACCTGATACTAATGGTGGTGCTTCACATCAATCTTTTCTTATTCCTTCAGGTGATTTTCTTTATCTTCCTAATTTAAGGCAATTAAATTATGAAACTGCTACAACAAGTGCAGCTAATGGTGAAACATTGGATAATCAAGCTCCTGATTCAAATATGTATGTAGATAGTACAGCAGACTTAGACCATTCAACATCAGGTACAATGGGTTCAGATGCTACACATACAACTTTAAATTTAGAAAATGGACATTCTAAGTTCTTTAAGGTTGGGGATTTAATTAGAATTGAAAATGAAATATGTGAAGTAACTGCTGTAGGCACAGGTGCAGATTTAGCAAATAGTACCTGTACAATTAAAAGAGGGATGTATGGTTCAACTGCTGCAACTCATGCTGATGATGTAGCAATTAGGTTTCCATTCTTTAATGCTTATGCAGATTTTGATAAATATTCAACGGCTCAAACAGATGGCTCAGGTAGATTTAAAGCAATGAACTTGTTTGGGTATGGTAGAAAAGGCGATGCAATTGCAGATGGCTTTGTTGCAGGTTCAATTAGTGGCAAGTTTTATACAGCAGGTTATCAAGAATTAGGTATGTCAGGTATAACATCATCGACAGAATCAGGATTAACTGCCTCAACTGCTTATGCTTTTGATATAGCAGTAGATGGTGGTTCAGACTACACACTATCATTCACTACTTCAAGCAATACTAAATTTGGTGGCTCTGATGGAATAGTTCAAAAGATTCAAGATGCTTTAGATGCAGGATATTATGCTTCAGGCAACCTATTAGAAAAAAGAGTTACAGTTGGAATTGTTAATGGTGATATTAGATTTACATCAGGGCAACATCTATCAACATCTGCAATATCAATATCAGCACCTGCAAGTGGTACAACTCCATTTGGTGTAGGCAGGTTTGTAATGGCTGTAGGAGATATAGAGGCTGCTGTAGCTGCAAAACTTCCTGATGATGTTGTTTATGATAAGAAAACCAATCAATCTAATCCTAATGTAGGTGCAATGTTCCATGATGATGGGCATGGCAATATATCAGGAGCATGTACAGGTACTATAAACTATGAAACAGGTGCTATTGACTTAAATGGATGTCCACCTAATGCACATTTTGTTGTTAGTGCTGCTTATGGTTCTGCTCATTCAGGTGGTGAAGAATATGGGGCAACTTTTGGGAATACAATTAGCTCGATTACAGCAAGGTCAGTAAATCCAAAAATCAATTCAAGTATTGAAATCATAGGATTAAAATAATGCCTCGAAAAAAAAGTAAAACTAAAAAAGCAAAAAGTAGAGTAAACCAAGCAGGGAATTACACTAAGCCTACTATGCGTAAAAGACTTTTCAATAAGATTCTTCGTGGCAGTAAAGGTGGTAGAGCAGGTCAATGGTCAGCACGAAAAGCTCAAATGTTAGCAAGGCAGTATAAGGCTAAAGGTGGAGGCTATAAGTAATGGCTTTAAAAAAATCACAACGCTCACTAAAGAAGTGGACTAAACAAGATTGGGGATACATAACTAAAAGTGATTCTAAAAAACCTCGTAAGAAAAGAGGTAGATACTTGCCAAAGTCTGTTAGGGCAAAGCTAACTAAAAGTCAGAAAGCCTATGAAAACAGAAAAAAAAGAGCTGCATCTGCTAAAGGTAAGCAGAGAGCTAAATACTCTAAAAAGACAGCAAAAAAAGTAAGAAAGGCAAGGTAATGGCAAAGAATTTAAAAGGTGTCAGTTTAAAGGGACTTACAAAAACACAAAAAAAACAAATGTCAGCACATAAAATACATCATACAAAAGCTCATTTAAAAACAATGGCTGCTGCTATGAGAAAAGGAAAGACATTTAAACAGTCCCATAACATAGCTATGAAAAAAACAGGGAAATAGGAGGTTATTATGCCATATCATTATGGAAAGAAAAAAACAGGCAAGAAAAAAAAGAAGATGACTAAAAGAAAGAAGAAGTGAAATGGCTAAGTTTAAAGGTAAGTCAGTTAGACTGAACAAGCCATCTCGTATTCGTAAAGGTCAAGCAGGATATGGTCGTAAAAAGTTTCAAGTATATGTTAGTAGTGGTAACAGGGTAAAAAGAGTTACATTTGGCGACCCTAACATGACTATTAAAAAGTCTAACCCTGCAAGACGAAAATCATTTAGAGCAAGACATCGGTGTGCTACTGCAAAAGATAGGACAACTGCACGCTACTGGTCTTGCAAGATGTGGTAAAATGTTGTATATTACAAGTATAATTTTATATAGATTTTAAGGGGGTTGCATGGCAACTGCACCAATTTACTGTACCCATAAAGAATTAAAGCGTGTCTTTGAGGACTTAGATAAGTTTGACACTAAAGTTCAGGTGTTTGGTTGGACAGAGGTATCAACTAATAAATATGCCTCCCATAATAGTGGTTTAGTTACACAGCTTTTTGTAGATGGAGAAGATTTAGGGGCAGCACAATCTGCTCATACTGACCTTAATGTTGAAGGAGAATGGTTTTACAATTCAGCAGAAGATGTCCTTTACTATTTTTCAGCAAGTACGCCTGCTGATAAACTAATGGAAGCAGGTGAAGAATTTACTGCTATGGTTACTCAATTTAGAACCGATGCAAGTAGATATTTAGATTCAAAGTTAGACCCTAATCTTCCTAAAAGCCAATTAAAGGATAAGTCAGGAAATTTTGACTACATAATTATTAGGACTACTGCTTTATTGGCTGCTGCGTTTATGATTAGAGCTTCAAAACCTCTAAGCGAAGAAGCTGATAGATACATGGAAGAAGCAGAAGGCAATATAGATGCACTTAATAATGGGAAGGCTGCTCTATCACATCAAAATACTTCTGATGCATCTAAAGGTGTTATCAGGGATGTTAGATATGATGGTACAGTTAGACCTGTAGATACTCGTGGTCATTATAGTGGCACATATGATTTAATAAAAATACATATAGACACTACAGGTGGGGCTATTGGAGCTGCTACATATTCTGTATGGGTTAAGGATGGCGATAAATTAGGAATGAATGAAGGCAATCAAGTTATCGATAAAGAAATTATAAATGGAGATTATCAAGCTTTAGCAGGTGGTCTTCAGATAAGATTTGCAGGGACAGATTTTAATTCTACTGCTGCTGTTGATGATATATGGGAAGTAGAAGTTATGGGTTGGTCAGAAGAAGTAGATGCTAATAGCTTGCAACCAATTAGAATGACACGAAGGTATCAGTAGATGCCTACTTTATCATCAGGTGGAACATTTGAAAATAATTGGAAGAATATTCTTGATAAACTAAGGAGTGTTCTTCGTAATGAATATGGTAATACTGTACCTGTATTTATAGGGGATGAGGAAGCCAATGCAGGGAGTCAGTTTATTCGCCTTGAACCTGTAGGTAGTGAGTTAGTAGAGTATGCAGTTACATCTGAAATAAGGGAATTTACTATAAATGTTTATTATGTTTTTTCAGGTGCAAATGTTAAGAAAACTGCTCTTGACCATATTTTAAGATTTGTATCAAGAACTGAAGCATTGATCCATGATAATGTTACTATGACACTATCTGATAATAGTAGTTCATATAATTGCAGGTTTGATTCTACTGAGCTTGGTACAGATGATGAAGAAAATGTTTATATAGTTAGTTGGGTGTGGAAATGCCTACATAGAGCAAATTTATCATAGGAGATAATATGAAAAAATATAAGGCAAAGAAATCATATTTTGACCTTCCTGATGGGGAAAATCTTCTTTCTCTTGGGATGGCATCAAAACATGTTTGGCTATCAGAAGGATTAGAAATAGCATTAAATGATTTACCTAAAGATTTAGAAGGACATTTGTCTGAAGTAAAATCAAAAAAGAAAGAGAGTGAATAATGGCAAGTGCAAACTTTCAAACAACTAAAAATACAAGAGTCCTTATAGGCACAGAGGTTACTTTAGGGACTGCTGCTGTAGCAGACTGTGCAGCAGTTGCTATTCCTGTAACTGATTATAGTTTTGGAGAAATAGGGGCAGGAGGTCAAACTTTAGATGTTGCTCCACTAAGGGCAGGAATAGGAGGGCAAAATTTAAGCGATGATATGGTTAAAGCAAAACGACATGATAGAATGTATGAAGTGTCTTTAACTTTTCATTGTACAGATTTAGCTGTAAAAAGAGTTACTAAAAACCTTTTTGAAGATGGGGCTGCAGGTGGAATAGCAAGTCTATTGGGTAGTATGCCCACAACAAGTCATTACAAACATGGTGTTAGCAATGTACATCCTGTAAGTATTATTATCGAGAATGCAGGACACGCAGGTAATGCTACTGATATGGTATTTTTTGGGGCAATGTGTACCAATTTAAGTTTTAGTGGAAGCATAGATGGTGATGGTGGAGTTGTTATGTGTACAGCAACATTTGTAACAGGTTATCTCCCAACAGCAACAACAAATCTAACTTATACTGTTGCTACTGCTATATCGGCTCAGCAAACTGTGTTTAATATGCACGACTTGACAGCTAAAACCTTAAATTCTCAAGACTTAACTCTTTATGGTTTTGAATTAAGTATTTCAAGAGAGGTTAATAGAATCTCATTTGATAGCAGCTCTAATTTTGCTCCTTCAGGGTATTCTATTGGAGGTTATGATGTTTCAGGAACTTTAACTTCAAAAAGAGATGACCTTTCATTGGCAGCATCAGTAGAGGGACATGCTCCTGTCGCTCTTGATTTAGATACAGGAGTTTATCAAATATTAGCACCTACTTGTATAATTGATACTACATCTATAAGTTTTGATGAAGATGGATGGAAGCAGAGTATTCCATTTAAGTGTGCATATACAGGAGCAACTTCATCTACTATAGTATCATTTGCAGGTACAGCATCAGATTCATAAAATAAGAGGTAAAATGAAGTTAAAACTTGACTCAGGCAGAGAAGTTAAACTTAAAGATGTATCTTTAGATGATAGAGATGCAATGTTAGATAAAGTGGAGTATCAGTTTAAAGAAGATGGTACTCCCAATGGTGTAAAGATGATGCACTCAACTATTACCTTTTGGTTGCGTAAAGGATTGGATGGTGATACATCTGATGATTTTATTAAAGGATTATCATTCGAGGAAAGAACACAAATCTTCCTAAAGATGCAAGATAGTTTGCTCTTGGGGGAAGAGAAGCCCTCCAACTCGAAATAAATGTAATCTCTGAAGGGTGTGGAGGGTGTCATTATTGTGAATACCCATATAAAGCTCAAATTCCTGTTAAAATTAATGGTAAATACACAATGGGTGAATTTACCTGTGATGAGGATGTTTGGGATGTAATTGACCTTTTAATAGAGGAAACAAAAGAAATGAATAGTAAGGGTAATGAGTTTGATATTGCTAAATCAGTCAATTCTCAATTGCCCTTTTTTTCGTGTAGAAACAAAATTTTAAAGAATGAATATCAAAAAGACATACAAAGATATATTTATTGCAAGGAGTTCGGAGTTCCTGCATATAGTGGAGCATATGGTGATCAACCTTCTAAGTGGGTTGAGAAATCTTTTGTAATTAAAAATGCTCTGGCTAAAAAAGAAAAGGATTTAATAGATGGCAGCAGACAAAACAATAACGATTAATTTTGTCCCTAAAGGGGATGCCAAATTAATCGCAGCCTTTCAGGGTCTTGCAAAGGCACAAAAAAAGTTTAATGGGGCGACTAAAGATGGAGAGAAAGGCTTAAAAAGCTATGGCAAGGGTCAGGGGGGGCTTCTTAGGAATAATAGGCTTCTTGATAATTCTTTTGCCACTCTTCGCTCTAAGATGTTATTATTTAATTTTGCTATGGCTATGGGTATTAAGCAGCTTGGTTCATTTATAAAAGAGTCTGCAAAGGTAGAGTCAATGGGCAGGGCATTCTTTACATTGTCAGGAGGGGCTGAATCAAGCACTATTGCAATGAGCAGGCTAAAAGAAGCTACAAATGGAACAATGAGTCAATTTGATTTATTTCAACAAGCTAATAATGCTATGGTTCTTGGGATTACTAAAAATTCATCTGAAATGGCTGAGATGTTTGACATTGCTCAAAGACTTGGTAGGGCATTGGGCAAAGATACAGCATCCTCTGTTGAGTCTTTAATTACAGGTATTGGTCGTCAATCTCGGCTCATGCTTGATAATATTGGTATTATAGTAAAGGCAGATGAGGCCTATAGAGATTATGCAAACAAAATTGGTACAACTGCTGATAAATTATCTGATGCAGATAAGAAAACAGCTTTTTTACAAGCTACAATGTCATCGGCAAGGGCAAAAGTTGCATTATTAGGAGATGAAGTTAATACATCGCAAGATTCTTTTGATAGGTTAGCTACAGCAGTCAAAGATGCCTCTATTGCTTTAGGATCTACATTTAAAAGTGCTTTATCAGGGGTAATAGATGCTTTTTTATTAGAAGAAGAAGAAGCTAAGAATAATTCAGAAGCTATTGACGATACTGTAAAATCACATGACCTCTTATTTAAGTCGTCAAATTTTTTAGAAAATGGTTTAAAGAATTTACAAAAATCACTAAGTGGTAATACAGAAGCTGTACAAGACAATGTTAATGCCAACATAAATCTTGCAGATTCAATGACATTTGTTGATTTAATTGGTAAAGCAAGAGATGAAGAGAATCGTGCAAGAACATTAAGAACACTTGCAAGACTTGATGCCGAAGAACAGGCAAGAATAAGAAATGATATGGGGTTAAGGGCATCTCAAGAAAACGCTATTGCTAAAGATATAGAGTTCTCAGATGGACTTACACAGAGGAGTAGAATGGTTGCTCAAGCTCAGAGGCAAACCTCAGAAGAGTTCAAGACAGGGTTGCTGACTGAAGAAGAGGCGATGGAAAGATTTAAAAATAAAACTAAGGTGATTGATGCAACTATTCTTCAATCTAAAGCAAACTCAGTTTCAGGCATGATAGGGGCTTTAGGAAAATTAAATCAAGCAGCAGGTGGAAGCTCAAAGGCATCAGCAAGAATGGCTCAAGTATCTGCTACGATTGATGCTTTAGCAGGTGCTAATAAGGCATTTGCACAAGGAGGTATATTTGGATTTTCTACAGGGGCTGCAATACTTGCTTCAGGGATGGCAAATGTTGTTCAAATTGAGAAAAACATAGGAAAATTTGAGCAAGGTGGACTTGTTGGTGGTCGTAGACACTCACAAGGTGGCACTATGATAGAAGCAGAACAAGGTGAATTTGTTATGTCCAGAACAGCAGTACAAGCTGTAGGTGTAGAAGCCATGAATAGGATTAATCAAGGTGGTGGTGCAGGAAACATTGTACTTAATATTAGTGGTAATGTAATGAGTGATGATTTTGTTGAAGACACAATTGCCCCAAAACTTAAAGAGGCTATCAGACGAGGTGCTGATATAGGAGTGTCTTAGTGAAAAACACACAAATATATCCTGTTATAAAGATAGGTGATGATTATTTCTCTACTAACAATACTACATTTGAAGGTAATTACTGTAAGCCTATTCTTTTAAACATACCTTCTATTAAACAAAGTGTAGATATTGAAAGCAGGAAGTTTAAGATTTCTAATGTATCTTTAGACTTATCTAACTTCCCTGTTAGTGGTGATAGGTTTTCAGACAGACTATCTACCTCATCTTTAATTAACACAGAAGTTGTTGTATATTTTGTTCATCATAATACATCTCAAGAAGTGTACAGAGGTCAAGTAAGAAGAATATCCCACGATGATGAAAAGGTTAAAATTGAACTTGAAGATTTAACAGAACAAAAAGCACATAAGCCTTTGCCAAAGCAATCTTTAGGAGATGGTATTAATGTGCCTGATAGATATAAAAATAAGCCTATTCCTATGGTATATGGACATGTTGATAGAAGTCCTTGTGTGGTAGATTTGTCATTAGGTAATCATATTATTCCTGATACAAATATAATAAAAGGATATGTAGCAAGTGAAAACAGTTTAATAGGTAATTGGATTTATCCACTATATATATCAAATGGAAGTTCATATGTTAATGTACCAAGATATATGCTAAGTAATTCAAACAATTTAAATAATAACTTTGGATGGGATTTAGACCAATATATAGTGGCAAATAATACAACTGAAATAAGTTTTACAACATCCACAAAACAATATTCCTATAACTCATCTCCATTTAATAATATAGATTGCAATATAATAGAGCTTGAAAATACAGACCTTTTTACAAATAATCTTTTATTTGTAGCAAATCTATCAAGGTCAAAAACTTTTGATGTATTGCTACCTCCAAGTAATTGGGTTGGTAGTCAAGTTAATTCATCAGTAGAAGCTACTTCAATAATAGATTTATCTCCTGATGATTTTTCAAATTTATCTAAGAATAATGAAGAATTTGTACTATTTGATAATTTTAGAACATATAATAGTGGTAGTGATAGTTCACCTGATGATTCAGCATATCCATTTTTATTTTTTAAATATTTTATAGATAGAAGCTATGCTTTTGAGCAGGAAAAAGTATATTTTTATTTTAATGGTGTTGATATGGAAAGAGATGATAGTTTTAGGTTAGATGGCTATCATGAAAACTATGAATATACTGATATAACAGGAACATTTACTCACGATAACACCTTTTTTCAAGGTTCACCATTAGTAGATACAGGTTATCAAATGGAGTATATTGATATACAGTCTGATTTCTTAATTCAGTATAAAGTTCATCAAGAATCTGAAGGATTGGTTGAAGATTTTAATCTATGGAATATAAGTCATCTTGCAGGAACTCAAGGAACAGGATTTCAAATTAAGACAGGAACTAATACAGATGAAGATTTAAACAATTTAACACCAACATCATTTGATGGGTTCAAATTAGGGTTTGCATTTGTGCCATTTGGTGATAGTCGTAGTCCTGAAAAAATAACTATAAAAGTAAGAGCAAAAAATTTAGATTATTGGAGATGGGGAATATCAAAAGATGTAATGAGTAGAGATTTCTATGTTAATGTGGAAGGCAGAAAAAACACACTAACAAATACTCCTCTTAGCTCTGAACAGTATCTTATCCAAAATCCTATTGATATTATTTATGATATATTAAGAAATGAACTTGGATTAGAAAGAAATCAAATAAATGAGGTAGATTTTTTAAATGCAAGAAATCAGCATAATGATTGGAAATTTGGTTTTACTGTAAATAAAAAAATTAATTCTAAAAAACTCATAGAGGAGATTGCTAAATCTACTAAATGTTTTCCTAATTTTAGAAATGATGGCACATTTTCATTTAATGCAATAAAAGATGAGTATTCACAGCAAGATATTGACAATGCAACACTTATTAAAGAAAGTGAACTAATTAATTATTCTTTCAAGAAAACTAAGCCTGAAGATATTGTAAGTGAGGTTGGAGTTAAGTACAAAAAAGATTATGCTCAAGATTCTTACACAAAAGATGTTTTTAGCTATATAGAAGAAGAATATTATTATAGTAAATTTAGTTTATATAATAATAATCCTGATAGGTGGGCATACTATGGGATTGAAAATCCTGAAGATGCTTTATTAGAAATTGAATCTGACTACATTAGGGATGATGAAACAGCAGCTAATTTAAGGCAATTTTTATTTGAACATCATAAGAATGACCATTTAATATTCAATGTAAAACTCCCAATATCTTATAATCAATTACAGGTTGGTGATTTAGTAAAGTTTGATAAATTGTTTAATGGGATAACTGCCTATGGAATTGATTATACACAAGAAGAAATTGTAAATGGTCAAACAAGATACCCTTTATTTATGATTACATCTATTGCAAAAAATTTAGATTCAATATCTATTGAATGTATGCAGTTGCATGAATTAAAACCTGCTGAACAACCATTTTATATGACCTATACGAATAATCAACTCAGAATTAAAGGAAATATGATAAAAATTCATGATGAGCTGTATGAAATTCAAGTTCGTAATGGAATTGATTACAGAAATATGATTGAAAACTTTATTGGAGCATCAACTTCAACAGTACAAGATGTAAGTTACCTTACTGAACCTGAAGCATATGTTGTAGAAATAGATAATGCTCCTGAAGGAGAGAAAAGAATATTTGAAATTACCAACTTTGGATATTTAGAAGGGGAATATACAGCTTTAAGTCTTGTACCTAAAAAAGAGCATGATATAAATGATGATGGAGTTTATGATGTACTTATAAGAGATAGTGATGTACATTATTTTGCTGATACTTCAATTAGTGAACCTACAGATACATTTATATTTATGTTTCAACCCTTTAATCCTGATTATTTAACTGACCCTGATACAAGTGTTGTGCCTACAGGAGATGTTAATTATGATGGAGAATTAAATTTGTTAGATATAGTGCAGACTTCAAATTATATAATGGGGAATATAGAGTTTAATGATGACCAAAGATTTCAAGCTAATTTAAATTTTGATGCAGGTGTAGGTGTACTCGATATAGTATTAATGGTAATAGCAATACTTGGTGAATAAATTATAAATAGAGATTTATTATGATAACTTATGGAAATGGTGAAGTTTTATTTGATGGCAATGCCAAAGGATTTGAATTAAGGTATAAAGGTACAATTAGAATTACAAATAGCCCTGACAACCTTTTCTTATCTGCAAATAAAAACAAAATTATAGGTGTAATGCTTGATGGTACAGACATGCCTTCTGAATTATTTAATTATGTAGGTAAACTTAGAGTTTTATCTTGCAAATCTGTAAAAGGCAATGATTTACAAGGAGAAGAAATCACATTACAAGGAGTTGATTATTGGGAGTTAGACAATGAAAAATGGGAAGATGATGGTTCATTATGGGGTACAAGAAATGGCACTTATTTAGTAGGCTCTGAGCAAACATTTAACAAACATAGTATTGTTGTAAATAATAACATTAAAACACAATTTGAAGGTCAATATGAATATAGTGATGGTACACCTGTACCTGCTAATGAGTTAATACATATACACGCAGATGGTGTTACTATGACAGGTGGAGTGCATACTGAAGATTCAGTTGAAATATATCCTCCAAAAGATAGAAAACCAATAACAAGACAACAAATTTTACAAATTAGACAAGCCACAACTCCTACAACTACAACTTATACAAGTTCAGGTAGTAGTTCAGGTAGTAGTTCAGGTGGTGGAGGAGGATATTAATGGCTTATCAGAATGTAGGAACACCAAGATTTTATGTAGATATACTGCAATGGCTAAAGTCACAGGGGCAGTTATCACAAGATTCTTACACAAGTCAATTTTTGACAGATGGAGATTTTATGGATTTAGTTGGCATAAATCCTACTAATCAATTAACCTTTCCTGATGGTGATGGCAATAATGATTTATTAAGATTTAAATCTGCATTAGACTTTGACAAGATAATGCCTAATGAAAAAAACTTTTCTATGGTATTAGGACATAATTTTGGTTCAGCCAATTCATCTTACAAGACTTCTATCATAGATTCTAACGATGTTTATTATACAGTATCTTCAAGTGAACTAATAAATAATACTTCAGGCACTACTTCAGGCACAATAGCACTTGATGGATTTTCCATACTTACAGGTAACGATGCACAGGAAGCAGAAAACTGCAATAGGATGCAATTTAGGTTTGATTATCAAGGGACAGGAGGAACATATAATAACAATCCTCTTAAAATAGGCTCTTTATTGTATGGAACATATTATGATATGCCACATTCACCTGATTTGTCCCTAAAATTATCTTATGACTATGATGGCATAAAAACACAGCAAACTAAAGGTGGTGCTACCTTGTCTAATGCTTTATATAGTAAGCCTGCTGATTGGGGTATATTAAATACAGGTGTGTACGCAGATAATCCAAGAACATTGGGGTGTTGGCAATTAGAGCATCCTAATGATACTCATGTAACAGCTCCTAATTATCGTACAGGTCGCAGGGTATGGGATTTATCTTTTTCTTATTTGTCTGATAGAGAGGTGTTTCCTGCTAATGCAAGTAACAATCAGTATTACTCAGATATTTATGATAATAGTCAAATGCAAAATGTATTTGGGTATCATGAAGATGATATAACAGCACAGGGACAATTTAATTCAAATATCTTAACAGGTACAGATTTCTTTTCACAGGTATGGAATAAAACTATGGGTGGACATTTACCATTTATATTCCAGCCCAATAAAGATGTCAAATTAGCTGACCAATTTGCAATTTGTAGATTCGATATGGATTCGCTACAATATGACTTAGTAGCACACAACACTTACAATGTTAAAATAAAAATAAGGGAGAGTTGGTGATGGGGACGTATTATTGGGGTTCGTTTTCGTATTCGTTATGTGGGCAGGACACTATCTTGATGACAATGGAATGGGAAACTACACCTGTCCATTATATTGTGAAGTAGAACACAACCACTTTAACGACCACGAGGGTCTTGAACGGGAAATCCAAGTTGAGCAAAGTAAATTATTAGTTGGTCAAGGAAATCACTAAATTCATGTTGCTCTAAATATTTTGTTGATTCTATTTGGAACTTTCTTTTGACTTCTTGATGTAATTCATCTTCAGTATAACCAAGTTCATTCGCCACCTGCTTTATAACTACCCTATAATATGAGTTCTGCTTAGGAGAACGCTGTTTAACAGCCTTTTTAATCTCCAATGATACTTCACCCTCAAAATTATATAAACTGCGTTTAAACCCCTGCCTATCATGTAGTTTTAGAACACCATCTTTAATTGTTCCAGTAAATTTCATACAATCAATCCTTTTTCTTAAATAGTTTATTCATTTGGTAGCAAACTCTCCAAAGATTAATTCTGTATTTTTTATAAAATTCAGTATCTCCACATTGATGCCATTCATTGTGATGCTGACGACAAAGGGGAACACAAGAAAAATCTTCATAAGAATCTTTTTTCCTATTGCTCCCCATACCTATCGTATCCAGATGATGTGCATCAACTGGTGAACTCCCACATACGCTACAACCAAAAGTTTTGACCAGATTTATAAACTCTTTATTTTTGCTCACGATAAAGCATATCTTTCATGTCTTTATTTTCTGCTTCCAATGATTCATTGTGCTGATATAATTCGTTCATTCTATTGATCATTTCTGCTAAGGTCTGGACACTCATAGTTGCGAATGTACCTGTCCTATTGCCTTTAAAGATTTGAAAATCAACTTCTTCATTTGGGATATAAAAAGGCGAAATTTGTGCTTTACATTTAGCCTGCCATTTATACTCCTCATTAAGCGTTCCGTCAACTCCTTCAGTAAGACCCATAGAACGACCATCACTCCCCCAAGCACGCCTACAATGTAAGCCGACATTTTCAAAAAAATTAACAATCCATCTTTCAAAATTATTCCCCTTTACTTTACTTTTACTTGGCATCTTTTATTTCCTTATTTTTTAATCTTCTTCTTTTACAATCCTCTAAATTTGCTTTAGTACATAACTCACATCTACACCCATATTTGTATGTTGATATTTTACCACAAGTCCTGCCCAATCTTTTGCCATGAACCTTGTAATGACAACCTTTGCACAGCACGATACATTTTTCTATCTCTGCGTTTCTTCTTTCTTCTCTCCATGACCAAATAGCATGATGCTCTTTTTGTGTAGGATCAACATGATGTAACTCTAAAGACTCCTTAGTATTGCAATGCTTGCAACTTTTATCTTCAAAGTATGCCTTTCTTCTTTTAGCATGCCAAAGTCTTTGATATTCTCTTTGCTTGTCTTTATCTTTGTATGGCATCTTCCCACTCCTTATACCTCTTACTTTGCTTCCATTTATTCCCAAATTCTTCTTTCATGGCACACGTCTTGCATACAATTCTGTTTTCAGGATTTTCAAGCAACTTTATAATCGCAGGGTGTGGCATTAACATATAAAATATCGCTTTGTTTTTATAAATCCCACAGAGTTCACACTTCCTACTTTGCTTTTCCGTTGGTGTAATTCTCAAGTGGTCTTACTCCCCTTCTTTTTAGGCTTTGGTTTGCTAACTCCATTAATCGCTTTTCAGTAATTTTAATCAAGTTTTCAGTAACCTTAACACCAAACTCTGTAGTTTTGCCAAATAAGAATTTCCCATTATCGTCATATACAGATAACTCTTTAAACTTTTTTAATTGACTTCTATATACATACATTATAACATCTCTTGTTCTTTGGCTTGACGACCTCATTTGTTTCCTTTACATTTATCTGTTGTTAGGTGCTTTTCATGGAAATTACAATCATCGCAGATTGGCTTAGTTACATTAGGCTTACTGCAAGATTTACATTTAATTAATTTTATCATTTTTCTCCTTTTAATACCCAATAGCCACAAGACTTTTTGTAGTTTTTTACAAGCAACTTACAGCCTTGTAATTGTCTGTGTGTGCGATAACCCTCTTGAGCGACATTGCTCGTTATCTATGTGGTCAGTAACTCACTTTACTTTTGGTATTCTAAGTTACTTATGCTTGTGGCTCTCTATGGGTAATTATAGGGCGTTGCCCTTAATTCTTTATGTTTTTTATCTCTTCAAGCGTTTTCTTCGCAATGGAATGTGTATCTGCATAATCAGATATATTGGTTAAACCTTGAATCGCTAAGTCTAACTTTTTCTCCAGAGCATCAATCCTTTGTGATAAACGTCTATTTTCATTAGATAGTTCTTCTAACATACTGTTTTTTCTCCATAAATCTAATATAGCTTCCTTTAATTGAGATTCAAGCGTTGGCATCTTTTTTTAGCACTCCATCCATAATACTTTTTATGTCTTGTGGAGATGCGTAGTCTTCCCTCATACGCTTCTCTGCTTCACGCTTTCTTCTTTGAAAACGCTCCTCATCATCAGCAATCCTTTTATCTGTCGTAGCAGTAGTAACATTGGTTGGATTTTGCATCGCTCTTGAAAGCCAATTATTAACAAACTTTTTAAAATCTTTTTTAGCATTATTAGGACTCGATATGAGCCAAGCCTTTGCTTTTGCAAGCTCAGATTTTACGTTAATGTTAGGATATGCCTCTTTCCATACATTCATTATAGTAGAGTCAATCGCTTCAAAAAACCTTTCAACCCTTTGAGTATATGGTAGTGGCATTTTACCAGATATTTTAACTTGTTCTGGATATAAATACTCAAATACTTTTTTGGCATCTGCCCAACGCTCTTTGCCATTTACTCTAACATATAATTCTACCATATACTCTCCTTTAACAAAGTTTACCACAACCTTGCACTTTTCTTTTTACCTAACTTTTTATTGTAATCATTTTTACACTTCCTGCACCAAGTGTTGTTGCTCTTATTATAATCTTCCAGAGGTTTATCTTCCTTACACTTATTGCAGATTAAACCTTTTTCTGTAACCCTGTTTTTATACTTCTGTACCATTGTGATAGGGCGACCACTTTTACCTTTATCTAACATAATTCCCTTATAAAAAAGGGGCAAATTAATGCCCCAATTTATAATTACCAGATTTAGAATGGTAAGTCGTCATCTACTAATGACTCTTCTACAGGTGCACTTACCTGTCCGTTATTAAAAACAAACTCTTTACCATTCCCTACAAAGTTTTTAGGTGTTTTTGCTTCACGCTCCTCTTTGCTTTGAGATTCAAAAACATAATGAGTGTCACCATATTGGCTTTCACCATCCATGTTTTCTGCTACAGTTAGATTTGCATAAGTTCCTTTTTCACCTTTATAGAACTTTGATTTGTCGAGTTTAGTTACATCAACTTTTATATTGATTATTTTACCCATTCTGATTTTCCTTTACTTGTCTGTTTAGTTTATTTATATATTTACTTGCTTGTTCTGAAGTCAATCCCTCAAAACTTATAGGTCTTTTGACATTAGCCTGTAATTCAAGTTGCATTATAAGACTACGTTGTTTTTCAGAAGATGGTTTATCTTCCTTCTCAACTGGCTTTTCAAACGCATCTGCTTCAATCTCAGAGTATATCTGATATTCATACGCATTTATAAGTTTTAGGGTTAGCCTATCCTTTAATCGTTTTTCAGCCATAGCATTCATATAAGGCATCTTACAGTTAGTAGGGTTGGCTTCACCATTAGACCATTCAGTCCTATCTCCAAGCGTAGCAGAGCCATACAACGTAACATTGGGTGGTGTAGTACAGCTTAGTTCTGGATTAGGCATATCAAATATAATCCCTTCCTTGTAAGCAATACGCTCACAGGCATCATGGGTTAATATCCACATAGACCTGTTCCCACGTTTCATTTCCCAGAAATCATCTTTAGTAAGATTGTATTTCTCTTTTATCTCTTTTAGTCTGTCCACATTAGACATTGTAAATCTCCTCTGCTTTACATCCAAGTTCTTTACATAGTTTGGCTATATAAATACCACTTGGTTGTCTGTGATTGTTAATCCAGTAAGAAAAAGCAGTATCTGACACCCCTACAAGTTTTGCAAGAAAACTATGTTTTACGCCTTTCTTACTGACTATTTCTTTTAAGTTATTTTCCATAATTACTCCATGTTTTTAGAATGTAGTCTATCGTTTCTGCCCCTATGTAGATTAAGCATAAAAATGTAAACCATGATATAAACAGAATTGCTACATAAACTAATATATTGTTAATCATCTTCATTCCTTGTTGTTAAATTTATAAACACTATTTAAAATTATCAAGCAAAATTATAAGAAGGGGGAAATTTTCCCCCTAATTATAAAAACCTCATTATTTTGTCTTAACATTAAGAACCAACTGTTCTTCAGGCAATGCCCTATGATTATAAATATCATGTAGCATTTGAATATGACCTATTTGCCTATCTCCAGAGTCATAAATTCTGCCCTTATATCTTTTTGCTTGTTTTATCATATGTGCAGTATTATATCCTTTTCTTGCAACGCATTTCGACAAGGCTCTTAAAAAGTTTGTCTTATAGGAAAAATCCATATATTCATTAAGGTCTGTTGCGTGTCTGATTGTTTTATTGCCCAAATCCAGAGTTGTAATTCTCCATTCACCAGACTCAAACATACTTTTTCTTACAGAACACGCTAAATCGCAACTATATATTTCATATAATGCAGGTATTGCAAACTCGGTTTCTTCCCATACATCATTTAATTTAATATAGTCTGGTGATTTATGATAAACAACTCCATTGTTTAGATAGTCTTCTGGTTTCCATTTCTTTGGAGTAATATTAAGCCAAATCATCAACTCATTCTCTGTCATGCCTGTTGACTTAATATCCACAATGTTAGCAGTAATAGAAAAATGGTTCTCACGAGCCACTTTTATTCTATGGTTACCATCAATCGCCAAATATTTAGTCCCACTTTTTACCAACGTGGGTGATGTTAATACACCATTTCTTGTCATAGAATCTCTTAAATCCTTTAATCCAGATGGAACAAATCTTCTGTTCCAATCTGGAGTAATTATATTTGAATAGTCATGGATGACCATAATGCTTTTAACATGATTGTTATCACAGGGTGTTTTTAACTTTATTATCTCGTTTTTCATTCGTACTCCTTTTTTGTGTAATATTTGTTCAGACAATCCAAACAAACTTCTATTGTACCTCGTTTCATTCGAGGATATTTAACTTCATAGTGACTCTCATTATCGCAATCATTACATTGTCCATATTGCCAAGTCCAGAGAATCCTAATTTTAATTTTTAGTGGCTCATACATTTATATTAAGTCATTACTTCTTCTGTATGGGTCAGAGTGTTCCATATCTAAATATATCTCATTTAATATAAATCGACGTTCTCTCTCTGTTCCAGACTCTAAATCTTTATACAGACCTTCAGCATCTTCATCGTAGTAAGTGCAGTATCTGTAGTCACTATAATATATAGTAATCTCTTTTTTAGTATCATCGTATTCCCAATATGGATAATTCATTTTAATCTCCTATTTGCTTTTTATATTCATTTTTAATATCGCTTTGCAATTCATCAACCCATTTTATTTTGTCATGTTTTTGCAATCCATGTTCTAATTTTATGTGATATTCAGAGGTTTCTTTATCTGAGGTGTATATTATAAGACTCCCATCTTTCCACCTTTCAAAGCCACCTTTAAAATCCTTACTATATACTAAAAAGTCCATCATCATTTTACTTTACCTTTCATAAGTGTGTAATTAGGGTTTAATCTTAAATATAACCTGTCAATTATAATTCCTACCAACATAAATAAAAACGTGGCTAAAAATGGATTTAAAACGATAAAAACATTGAGCCAATTTATAAAGTCATATATAATCATTTGTCTTCCTTTGGAAATAAGCCATTAATCATATCGTCAATTTGTTTTATCGGGTCATCATTATCCCAGACATCCATAATAGATTCACCAGTAGAATCATCTATGTAAAATGTCTTATTGTTAATCTCTATATAAACACAATCTTTACTTCTAATATCTATTTTCATGCTATTCTTCTCCTAATGTAAAGCCTAAATGCTTTATTGCTTGTTCAACTTCTTTTGGTAGTTCGTACACACCATCATAATCCACAAGTTCCCAGTCATAAAACCATATCCCACCACCTTCACCATAATCATCATGCTCAAAGTAACCTCTATGCTCTTTATCGCCATCTTCACATATATAGGTAACCCACTTACCTATTCTATGGATGTTGTCATACTCCTTCACTTATCCTCTCCTGTTAGTGTCTGTTGAAACATTTCTAAACATTCAATCCAACCCTGTAAGTTTTTATCAGATTCTCCACCATTAGCATATGATTCTCTTTCACATTCTAATATATCGTATACTTGCATCAATAATTTGTTTCTGATGTCAGATACACCATCTGCATAGCCTTGTTTATAGTCAGCATTCATTTTATAGCTCCTCCTTTAAGGTTTTAACGTCATCTTGTAAAGTTTTAGTCGCAAATATAATACTATCATTTATATCTGATTGTTTTTTCTGTTGACTTTGCAACTCTTTAACATTTGATTCTATATCGGTTAATAGTTTTAGTATTACGTTATCCATTATTTACTCCATTTATGAGATTTGCGATTTGCTTTTAATTCCAGAACAGAATTACAATTTATAGTACGGAATCCATTTTTCATCTCGAATACAACCATGTTACCTACAGACTCTGGATTATACTTTAATCCCTTACCCTTAACACCTTTAGATACACCTTTACGAAATACCATCTTGCGTACTGAACCATCTTTTTTTACAAACCTAACAGAACAGATACGACCTCTGGATTGGTTTATAACGTCTATTACTTTTTCTACTTTATTCATTACACTAACTCCTTGTTTTAATTGATGTGATAACTTATTAACTATTGTTTACCTAAGTCAAGTATTATTTTCACTTTTGTTAAAGTTTTTTTAATCTATAGAGGAGAGAAATATATTTCTTTGTGGTTAATTTTAATCTGTTGTATATTTTCAACCCTTATTCGTTTGGGTACTACGCTTTTGGGGATAAGGATATAGAAATTGGCTACCAAAAGATGACGACAAAGCCAGTAAGGTATTCCGAAGTAGATAACGCCTGTCGTGGTACAGAATCACCTGTAAATGAATCTGCCAACTTTAGATTGTGAATTGATACTAAAGTTACTTATATACTGCATGGGCTCGGCTCGGTAGGTAAAGTAGAGGGTTCTCCGTCTTATATTTATATAGGATGTAGGGATTCCTCTACCTATTCCAACATTAACTCTCTCAATAGGTAAAGTAGTTTTAAAAGTATAAAGGGAAATTATAATTCAAAATTATAAGTAAAAAATATAATTATAAAAACATGTTCAAAATTATAGGCATAAATTATAATTTTAAGAAATTCCAGAAAAATAGCCTCACTTTTCGGTGAAAATCGACTGAAAAAATCCAGATAAAAAACACGTCAAAAAACATTTAGTTGTATTATGCAACTATGACTATTCAAATCATGTGATGTAATTCTGACTATTTTGTGATTTACATTGTATAAAATACCCTTCAAATCTGTAAAAATAGCCTAAATTTACATTAATTTACAAGTTAACCAGATACACACCATAAAACCAAATTAATTAATTTTTTAATCAATTGTTAATTTTTTACTTGTAATTAATAAACTATTGTTAATATTTTTTACAGTTACTTAAAATTAATTATTAAGGTTTTTAATTATGTTGAATAAATATTTAGTTATGGATTATGTCAATAATGAAATTGAAGAGGTTTCACAAATTACCATAAAAGACTTAAAAAAATCAAAAGAGAAATTTTTCAAACTTTCTCCAAATTCAAATTCTGTTTTCATATGTGATGGTTATGATAGGAAATACAAAGAGTACACAATTACAAATTATGAAACAGGGGCTGAAAAGTTTATAAAATCTAACCGAAAAATTTACATCGGTTTCACATACTAAAAATAAAGGGTTAAAAAATGAAATATACACAATTACTTTCAATCAATGCAGACACTAAAACAAGTAAGGGTAAAAAATACGGATATTTAACAGGGATTTTATATTTAGCCCCTCACAAAATATCTGGTCGTAATTTTTGTCCCAATGCTTCAAAAGGATGTGCTGAGGCGTGTTTATATTCTGCAGGCAGGGGTAAATTTACCAATGTACAACAGGCACGGATTAACAAGAGCCGTTATTTTATAGAGAATAGACATGAATTTATGTTGAATTTGATTAATTCAATTGAAAAATTGATAAGAAAATCGGAGCGAGAAAATTTAATTCCTGTAGTACGCTTAAATGGGACAAGTGACATTGCATGGGAAAATATTAAAATTAATCCGTATAGATTAAATATTTTCGAACTATTTCCAGCCGTTCAATTTTATGACTATACAAAGAGCTATAAAAGGATGATAAATACAGGTATTAAAAACTATCATTTAACTTTCAGCCGTTCCGAATCTAATGATTATGAGGTAAGGATTTTAAATCATTATGAGCCTAATGTTAATATTGCAATTGTATTTGATAAATTGCCGTCTACTTATTTAGGACGTAAAGTAATAAACGGTGACCTATCTGATTTACGGTTTAAAGATGATAAAAGTGTAATTGTAGGTCTATTGGCTAAGGGTGACGCTAAAAAGGATTTTAGTAATTTTGTAATTAGGGGGGCTTAATATGGAATTACTTATTCATAATATACTTGTATTACTTTGTGCTATTGTAGCCGTAATACCATTAACAATAGATTTAATACTTAATAATAAAAAAGGCGGTAAAAAATGAAAAAAATAAGAATAATAATAGATGTATTTGAAACTGAGGACGGATATAATACTTATAGAATAACAGACACAAGCGGAAACCCTGCAAATTTCTGTTTAAATGGTGGATGGGTCTATTACTCTGATAATGTGGATGATATTATACAAAATGCGCGTAATGAATACCAAATTGAGATAGTAGAAGATTACAGACCAGAATAAAAAGCCGTACCAGAATACACATAACAAAAACACCATAAAAGAGAGTCTACAATTTAGGCTCTTTTTTTATATCCAATACAATACCACTACTATAAAACAATCTAATTAAATACGCACGTTTTAACACGTTTTAAAAGTATTCTGTTATTCAATGTAACATCATGTTATTTAATGTTATTTAGAAATATATATAAACAGTTTAAATATAGGGTCAACGCGCCTCTTATAATCTTCAAAACATCTACTAAATTAGATATATCCTGTAAGGCTCACAGATAGCCCTTAAAAGGCGTAAAAATCCTCAGGGTATACCATAACACCACCAGAACAATTTAACGAGCTTAAAAGGCTAATATTTAAAGCCGTTTTATTTATTGCATTGAATTTTACATTGGATTGCGTGACGTACTGAAGAAATTTCTCTGATATGGTTAACCAATTTACACCCAAATTTTACCCTAATTATTAGGCAATTTCCATGCACGTTTTGAACGTTTTTTCAGACCCCCCATTAGGGGGATAAAGGCGTTTTGGTGTCGTGGGCTACTGTTCCTCAAAAAATGTAAAACTTAACTACCAAGAAAAAAATCAAAAGAACTACGAAGTTATCTACCATAGTAGTTAAATTACAGATATGGTAGTTAGGAGTTATTATGACTAAATTAATAGAGAACCCACGTAAGGCACATGCTGCTGAGATATACGCATTAAATCCTGATATTACTGCACAAGAAGTAGCAGACCAATTACAGATGAATGTGCGTACTGTGGTGAGTTGGAAGAAAGACCCTAATTTTATAGATGCTATATATGAGAGGTATATGGTTGAGTTTGGTGGGGAGCTTCCTGCTGTGCTTAATGCTATGGTAAGAGAAGCTAAGTCTGGTAATGTACAGGCAGGTAGATTGGTATTAGAGCATAGTGGTAAATTAGTTAAGAATGTTAATGTAACTGTAGATTCGCCTTTTGAAAAATTTATGAAGAAGATAGAAGTTGCTGATGTTGTTGATGGTGAGATTGAAGATGTGGTAGTTAATGAAATCATAAATGAGATTCCAGAAGAAGTGGTAGATTTATCTACCTTACCTGAACGTAATACTGAAAGTCAGAAGATGCGTGTTACTAATGAAAAGCGTAAGGTTAAGAAAGCTATTAAATCAGAAAAGCAAAAGGTTAAATATTTAAATCAGCGTAAGAAGTGGTACAAATGGAAGAAACGTGCTGAAGCTGTAGGAGTAGAACCATTATCTGCTAAACGCCCTACTAAAGGTCAACGTGTAGCATGGCAAGAAGAAATAGTAAGGAGAGAGAATGAAGAGAAAGACTCGTAAGGAATTAGAAGTAGAAATGCAGGAGCTTAGAGTACAGTTAGCTTCTTATAATACTTTGTTTAGTCTATATGTAGGGTATAAAGGTGATTCGGCTGAATTTCAAGCGTATCTAAAGGATAAAATAGGCAAAGCTAATGGTTAAGTGCTATAATTGTGGTACAGAAATGATTTGGGGTAATGATTTTGACTTTGAGGACTTCGATTATGAAGGTAAAGGTGTAGTTTCCTGTTTTACTTGCCCTAAATGTGATACCTACGCTGAATTTGTAGTGCCTATGAAATCCCCATAAGCTGTATATCTTCTTCATCTAAGTATTCACACATACTTCTGTAAACTTCTTCTGTTATCTGTATATCGCCATCCATGCCTTCAAAGGATGTTTCTACTATAGGCTCTACATTTAATTGTATATTGTCTAATTGGGATTGCATTGAGGAGAGTTTGTGAGTTAATTCTACCTGTTGAGTGAATATCAAGGTTAATACATCTCTAATTGCCTGTATTTCCCTAAAAAGCTTAAATATCTTCATGCTACCTCCTATAAAGCTTCATCTATTGCTTTTAAAAGCTCTTCTGTTAGCTTGTCTTGTTCTTCTTTGTCTATCTTAATAAATTCTCTTTGAGTATTCTTCCCAAACCCATCATTATGCATTTTACCATAGTCAAGCATATGCAGACCTTTTGAGTTGCCTTTTATGCTTTTATATAAAGCTCTTGTTTTGTAAAGTGGTTTTTTGCCATACTTAGCAAATTCAGCTTTAGTCCTTGAACGAGGTTTCTCTTTTGTAAGAGGTGGTAATACTTTACCTTTTTTAAGCATTTCTCTTGCAGTTTTAGCAGCAGCTTTGTAAACGCCAGTATCCATCTTCTTTTTAATCTTTTTATACTTTTTTAGAAGATTAGGAAAACTGAAGTTAGTTTCTATTACTACCTTCATTCTTTTTCACCACTCATAGCTTGTAGATGTGGGTCTTCCATAGCTTTTCTGTTAGATGCTATTATGGATTCGGCTTCTTCTCGTGTTAAATCTTTATTATACTTCATTAATAGCCCTTCTTCATCAACCATGTGATGCCTAAGCATATGCTCATCAAGTAATATCTGGTCTTGAACTGTTTTTGGATATTCTGGCTCATTAAAATCAATTTTTAACTCTTCAGGAAGAGAAATATTGTTGTATTGTGCAATCTTTTTCTCAATTTCGTATAAATCATGCTCATACATGCGATATAAGTCTAAATCATCTTGATAATCTTCAAATCTCTCTAAGTCTTTAATCTTGAGTGCAATCCCTGATGGAGTTTCTCCACCATCTTGAGCAAATTGCACATATAGATGATTATTCTGGGCAACCAAGTCTAATTGGAACTTAACTGACTCAATTACTGCCTGAATATCCCCTTCAGGAGCAGCAATACCAAAAGTAGAGCCTTCAGGCAAGTCAAGTATTGTATCGCTCCCTGCTCTTTCTAATTTTTTATCTCCATACATTCCTGTAATGAATGGCTGACCAAACATCTGGAATCGTAAACCTAATTGAAGCTCTGTCATTGTAATATTTACCTGCTCATTACAGCTAACAATGTCATTTGCTCCCTCTACAAAGAAAGAATCAACCTGCTCTTCTCTGTGAGAGAATAAAAATGGAATTACTCCATATCCATGCTCATATTCAGACATTATATTGCCATCTTCATCGTAATGAATGTATCTTTTATCATCCCAATACGCATATTGCAGTTTTTCTGTATTTGAAACATCATCTACATTCATTAAAATAGGATATGTAATTGCTACAGGGGTGAAGGGGTTCTCGTGAAGATGCACATCGAAGTAATACACAGGTCTGTAATCAAAGCAAGGGTTTGGGAGGTCATCACGATAAACAACCTGTGTAGCAACAGAACCTACAAGACGAGTCATTCTTTCTACATGCTTCATTTTAACATCTTTTTTGCGAGTTAAGGAGGAGTACGAATCGCTCACATTACGAGAAGCCCCTACAGTATAAATTCTTGACATTTTATTAATAAATCTTCGAGTAAAGTTTGCATTATACAAGGGAATTTCTCTAAAAGCATCAGCAGAAAAGTAATCATCAATATACTTATCTGTTTCTGTGCCTGTATAGTAGTCAAGAAGCTTGCGAATCTCGTTTCGTCTTTCTTTTGCTATATGCAGTTTATATTCTTTAATTGACTCTTGTATGATGTCTATTGGATTCATCATCGTGAAATTACTCCTAATTCTCGTTGTCTAATTGGAAATCTGTTTAAAAAGAAATATCTAAAAGCATCCATTGAATGGTCATGCCTTCCATCTTTTACAGGGTCAGGCTTCAAGTCTTTGCCTTCTCCTGATTCAGGGTATCTGTAGTTTTCTAAGTCTTCTGCAAGCCCCATACATTTCTTATCTAAGTGTACAAACCTTTGCCCTTGTGCATTTTCTATGAAACCTCTAACATGGGTTGTACCTGATGCTATGTTTCGTGAAACTTTATCTCTTATGCTTTTTACATGTATGCCTTTACGCCTAAAAATTTCAATATCACCTAATCCTGATTGTCCCTGTGCTTGCATACCTGCAGGGTCGCCATAATACTCTCTAACAGCATATCTTTTTTCTTTAATCATTTCAGCAAATTCATCAGTTTTGATATTTTGTTTATGTACAATCTCATCTATTACATTTATATGAACTAAACCACCCACAACATATGTCTGAAACCATAAAGCTGCAGGCATTCTATAACCAAAGTCTATTGAGCAAAAAGTTGGATAATTCGGATTATAGGGAAATTCACCCATGTCAAGATTCCTATCAAAAGGATAAACTCTG